CTAAAAGATGAAAGAGATAGATTTTTATTTAATTACATGGTGTTTGCTAAAAAGAAATATCCAGAGTCTTGGGACAAAAAAGTATTACAGGCAGCAAGAGATTTTATACAGTACGATGAAATATGGGGTGATGAAAAAGTAAAAGACAAAATAAAATTTTGGAAGAAAGATACAGCGGGTCATACTTGTTATGATTTACCCATCTCTGCATATTGTGCAAAAGGTGTATGCATTAAAAGAAAATTTGGTATAGGTAGTAACAGAGATACACACTGGCCACAATTATCTAATTTAATTAAAATAACTTACAGACCTGAACCAGAATATTTTTTTGATGTAGAATTAGGTAACAACGATGTAGTGCAGGTCCACGCTAAAAACATAAGTCGTATGGATGAAGTAAAACAAATGCGTAAACTGGTGGCTGATAGTACAAGTATCTTTCCACCAATAATAAAACAAAACGAATTTCAAAAAATACTGGAAGGATTGTGGGCAACTAAAAAAGATATGCCACCACCTATAGGAACCAACCCTATAGAAATATTAAAAGAAGCTTTGATAGAATATGTAAACGGACCAGAGGCAACAACT